GCTAACCATCTGGACTAATCCTATCAAGGCTCGCCATCGTGCGGGCCTTTTTTATTTCTGGGATTCAGAACAGGCAATAGCACCGACGCATGACAGGCCCATAACCTAATCCATGCGTGGTGGGGCTTCAAACCCGCCAGGTGCTATTTCCTGTGGTGAATTCAATCCGGCTGATGCCGGTTTTTTTATGCCCTCAACGAGGACAACAACAAAGGGGGCGTGATGTCCGACCCGGCTACATCGACCGTCATAGCGGCGGGGCTTACTGGTGCGACGCTTTTCGGTGCCGTCACTCAGACGGATTATGGAATCGTTTTTGGTGCTTTCGCTGGCGCTGTTTATTACGTTGCCACGGCGGCAGACGTCCCGCTTGTTAGGCGTGGATGCTATTTCCTCTCATCGTTTATTGTAGGGGTGCTCGGCGCTGGCGTTGTCGGTGAAAAACTGACGGCGTGGACCGGCAGCAAACAAAACCTTGCACCGTTGGCCGCCGTGCTCGTTTCGGTACTGGCGATAAAATCACTGGCATGGCTCAACGCGCAATCTCCATTCGAATGGCTGTCACGCCTCTGGGGTGGCCATGGCTAAAGATCCCGCTGTCCTCATTAATGTTGCGCTCTGCGTCGTTATTGCGCTGCGCCTGATGTTCTTTCGCAAACCCGGTGCCAGACATTCTACCGTCGCGAGCTGGTTTGCCTATCTGCTGATCCTGGCTTACGGCAGCGTGCCGATAAAATTCGCGTTCAATGAGTACGCCGGCACGCATACCGCAACCCTGGTTATCAACCTCATCATGATCGTGCTGGTGCTCCGCGCCCGGGGCAACGCCGCTAAGCTCTTTTCGAGAAAAATATGAATCAAACACAATTTCAAAAGGCGGCTAAATTAAGCGCCGAGCTGGCCGCGCGCTGGTTTCCGCATATCGATGCTGCGCGCCAGAAGTTCGGCATCACGAAAATTGAAGATGTCGCGATGTTTATTGCGCAGTGCGGACACGAAAGTGAAGGTTACACGCGCATTAGTGAAGATTTCGATTATTCGGTGCAATCACTGATCCGCGAATTCGTCCCTAACCACATGACGATGGGCCAAGCAAAAAGCCTGGGGCGTGGGCTGACAGAAAAAACATTGCCGCTGCCCCGCCAGACCGCCATTGCTAATCTGGCTTATCACGGGCGCAACGGGAATAAGGGACCGGGCGACGGCTGGAAATATCGCGGACGCGGACTGATTCAAATCACGTTCCTTGATAACTACCTGGCATGCGGCCGCGCTATCGGCGTTGACCTGGTAGTTAATCCAGCGCTCTTGCAAGAAGACCAATACGCTGCGCTAAGCGCCGCGTGGTTCTATGCGTCCCGCGGTTGTCTTAATCACCCCGGCGACGCCGTGCGCGTTACTGAAATTATCAACGGCGGCCAGACCGGCATTGAAGACCGGATCGCCCGGTACAAGACCGCGCTGACCGTCCTGACTGCTCCAGTCGCCGCATAAGGGGACAAAATGAAATCCACCTGGTTGCTGGCACTTCTTCCATCCCTTATCACACCCCTGTTTAACTTTTTCAAAAAGGCAAAACCCATGGATAACCCATCCGCAATACCTGTTCAGACTCAAGCTCAACCCCAGTTACAAACCCAAGCGCCGGCCCCTACGTTTGCCGGTACAGTCGCCGCCATCGGGGAAGCCGCGCAAGTCGCCGCGCTGATCCCTGGCGCAGCGCCGATCGCTAACACCGTTGCAGAAACAGCCCAAACAATCCAGGCCGTCGAACCTGCTATTGATAGCGTCCTGACCGCATTACTGCCGCTGTTAATCGCCGCTGGCCATAATATCGGAGCCGAATGGACCCATCTGGTCGGCGCCGCTAAGACCGTAGCCAAATAGAATTTGAGCACCCCCGTTTTGGGGAGCGCAAAAAAACGCCATATTTTTGAACCGAGGTAAAAATGAGTCAAATTCAATTAGCCATCCAGGCGAATTCTCAGCCGGCGGACGGCAAAAGCGCCGTTACCGTACAGGCGACCGTAACTGATGCGAATAACGCCGCTGTTGCCGGTGCTGTCGTTAATTTTTCCACCACTTCCGGTACGCTGGCGCAGGCCCAAGCAACTACTGACGCGAACGGCCAAGCGGTGGCAAGTCTGACAAGTACAACGCCCGGCCCGGTTACCCTTACGGCAATTCTGGGCGACGGCACCACGGCGAGCGAATCGAGTTTATATTTCGTCGCTGTTCCGGCGCCAACTGATACCACGCCTTTACCGGCTGCTCCTTCCACTTCCCAAACCGTACCGAGCGCCGCCACCGCGCCGGACGTTGATGTCGTTCTAGATCGAGTAAAAGATCTGCTTGCGCTGGCTGGCCATGATGTCGAATACGTGTGGGATGAAGTCATCGCGTTCGCTAAAAAGCTGGCGTGATCATTACAAAGCCCATTTAAGGACGAACGGGCTTGATAATGAATTCAGCATAAAGTTCTGATTCCAGACCCCGTGGTCTCAAAAATTCTGCGGGCGGTATTTTACAAACCAGTGGATAATTCCAAATGGAACAAAAATTAACCGGATTTCAGCGTATCCCAGAATTCGCGCAACAAGCCGCTTTGGACATCATCAAAAATCAGGTGGCGATAGGTAACGCGAGAGGACCAGAGAGGCAGATAGCGCTTACTGATCTTTCCAATGACGTAAAAAATGCCATCACGTCCCTTTACGTCGAAAAAGACATTCCGGCTGAAAAGCCGCAATATATGGTCAAGAATGAATACTGCGAGTTGGAATTCGTTTTGCCCACCTACGAAGACTTTAAAGAGCTTTTTAATCAAGTAACCGACGAGTTAAAGAATATCCCATCGAACTCTGCTAACCGGATGCATCTGGCGGGTTTAATCATGAAAGAAGTAGAGCGCCGCGTGTCTTACAAAATCGGTTTCGAAGTCAAAGCGCTTTATCCGGAATAATATCAAGGAGTCGAAATGACGCTGACAAAAGAACAGAAGGCGCTTTTCGATGCCCTGACCGCATTACAAAAGAAATTCGTCACGCATTTACTGAAAGGCGCTAATCAGGCCCAGGCTTACCGTAAAGCAGGCGGCAAAGCAAAGGGTGACGGCGTCCATTCGAAAGCAGCCCAAATAGTAAGAAATAGTAAGGTTCAAGCGTTTCTGCATGCTGTCCAATACGAACCGGTCAACGACGCCATCATGACCCGCATTGAAGCGCTGGAAAGACTCTCGAAGATGGGCCGCACGTCGCTGACCGACATTGCCGAGTTCCGCAATTGCCAGATTGGCGAAGACGAAGACGGCCAGCCGGTTTATCAAGCGTCGTGGTCGTTCAAGGATTCCGCGCTGCAAGATGCTGGCGCCATGGCCGCCGTGGCCGAGCTGACTACCGGCAAGGAAGGCATCAAGCTGAAAATGCACGACCCGAAAGTGGCTATCAAACAGTTGGGCGAAATGCAGGGCTGGGAAGCGCCGAAGAAAACCGAATTGACCGGCAAGGATGGCGCACCCATCAAAACAGAGACCACCAATCTGACGCCTGAACAGGCAGCAGATCTCTACAAAGACTTGTTGGGCTAAATTGCAAAAATAAGCCGTTCGTCCTGGGAAAGGGCTATTCAAAAACGCCCCGATTTATGCACTGTTTATGCAGTCATTTTTTAACCAAATCTCATGACAAACATTGACAAATAGGCCATTCACACCGAGTGGTGAATGAGTCATGTCGCGGTGGGGCGGGTAACAGTCATTATGTTAAAAACTCTCTTTTTTCACTCATTTATCTCAAGGTCGCGTTATGCCAATTCCGTTCCCATTCGACTTCAAAAAGCCTGATTACACGCCGGTCTATGAATGGCGCATGGAACGGTTGCAGCGTATCCGCCAGCGTCCCGAAACGTTACCGGCATTGCGTCAATATTACCGCGATAATCCAGCCCAATTTATCATTGACTGGGGCATGACCACCGACCCGCGCAATATCGATTATGGGCTGCCGGTGACCATTCCATTTCTGCTGTTCCCGAAACAGGAAGAGTGGATTCGGTGGATCATGGAGCGGCGCGCCTGGACAGAAAACGGTATCACAGAAAAATCACGCGAAATGGGCCTCAGTTGGACGTCAATTGCTCTGGCGTGCTCCCTGTGCTTATTCAACCGTGAAATGGTGATCGGGTTCGGTTCGCGCAAAGAAGAGTACGTGGACAGCACCGGCGACCCGAAAGCGCTTTTCTGGAAAGCCCGTAAATTTATTGAAATGTTGCCATCAGAATTTCGCGGTTCCTGGAGCGAAAAAAAGCATGCGCCCTATATGCGCGTCGAGTTCCCGGATACCGGCGCCGTTATCAAGGGTGAGGCTGGCGACAATATCGGGCGTGGTGACCGTACGACACTGTATTTTGTCGATGAGTCCGCGTTTCTACAGCGGCCGATGCTGATTGATGCCGCGCTGTCGCAAACAACGCGTTGCCGTATCGATCTCTCGTCGGTCAACGGCATGAACAACCCGTTTGCGCAGAAGCGTCATAGCGGAAAAATCCCGGTATTTACGTTTCATTGGCGCAGCGACCCACGCAAAGACCAGGCGTGGTATGACAAGGAAGTCGCGAAAATCGATAACCCGGTCATCGTGGCGCAGGAATTGGACCTGAACTACCAGGCATCAGCCGAGGGCATGCTCATCCCGTCTGAATGGGTACAGGCAGCCATTGACGCGCATATCGTCCTGGGCATCGAGC